GAGGTGTAGGAAACGTCTATCCACAGCATCTCGCCGGGGCGGATGGTGGGAGTCATCGAGTCGCCGATGGCGCGGATGATTTTAATGTTTTCAGGCGCGGCAGAGGTCAACTCGCGCAAGGCGGTCAGGGTCATCATATGTTGCCCGATGACGTTTTCGCTAAAGTTCTCAACCCCGTTACCGCAGCAGGCGACAACGTCCAAAACATCGATTTTTATGAGATTGGTACAATCTGCGGGTTCTGATAAAGCATGATTGTAAGTGTCGCCATTTTTAAGCCATTCCCAATCTACACCAAAAATTTTAGCGTATAACATCGCCGCTTTTTTACTTAAAAGCCTTTCCCCGCTTTCATATTTTTGATATTGCGAGTATGAAAAAAGGTCTTGTTCCTGTCCATATTTTTCAAAAAAAGCTCTCGCGTTTTGATAGCCTAAATTTAGTCGACAATCAACGAGTCTTCTTGATTGTTCCTTGCCTTCTTTAGTGTTTGAATAGTTTATGATTTTTTCCATGATCAATCCTTTAATTTGTACTAAATGTACCATAACTGGCACTTTTTTACAATGTATTTTTTGTACGATTTTTATTGACAATGTTTTTTATTTTTTGTACGTTATGTATTATTAATGTACGAGGAAAAAATGAAAATAAAATTGTACCGAGAAAAAATGAATTTAAGCCAAATCGAGGCTGCTGCTCAACTGGGCGTATCAAAAGACGTTTATAATAGCTGGGAATACGAGATCAGGATTCCTCGAGCCAAGCAAATGAGGAAAATTTATGAATGGAGTGGCGGACTGGTTACCGCCAACGATTTCTACTTTTCCGACGAAAACAGGGGAGAGAAAGATGAATAAAAAAGAAAAATTGGATATTTACGGACGTGTGTCTCTGTTTGAAAGCTTGATGACGCACTTCAAGCAGGATGCGTTCAAATATTTCAATCAGGCAGTTGATTTGATTGAAGGAAAATCGGAGCCGGAAACATCCGACCCCGAAACAGAAGTTACCCGGGATAATCAGGATTGATGCCAAGCTTTTTGGTTTTGTTGCTATATTCAAAACCTGATTAAAGCGGGTGGTTGATTACATTTCTGCATTGGAGAAAGGTGTTGTTTTGTTGGTTGAAGAATGATGGCAAAAAAGTTGTTCCGCTGAGTGTTTATCGAAACGTGGACAGGAGGGATTGATGCAGAATTTTTTTGTCATCGGGCGCCCTATGCTATCTAACTCAATGGATGGAAGTTCTACGGTTGTTTTGTATCCACAGGTGGGACAACGGGGAAACTCAGGGGAATCTATATCGACAATTTTTTTGCCGAATTTTTCTAAAAATTTATTTAACAGTTTTAATAACCAGGAAGCGGGTATTGATATGTTTATCATCTGATTTGTCCTTTGAAAGGTTACTAGCGTAGTGAAAAAAACAAACAAAGTCAACATTAAAAGAGGAAAAGAAAAAAATGACAGAACACACGCTGCAGTCACAAATTGTCCGGATTCTCCGGGGCACCGGCTTCATCACCATCGATGGTGATGTGATGTCTGCGCTTCGTTATCTGCCGGCGCGCGACAACCGGCGTTTTCTGTTTATCAGCCAGCACAGCAAAATGGGCTATACCAAAGGGCAGCCGGACTTGATTGTTCTGCTGTCCAAAGGGCGGGTTTTACTGGTGGAGATGAAAAACGGCAAACTCGGACGGCAGAGTTTGGAACAAAAGAAATTTCAAAAACAGATGGAAGCAATGGGGCACGATTACCGCGTCTGGCGGTCGGTTGAGGATGCCGTTGCCTTTGTCAGAAAAGAAAGGGGGGAATTGTGAATCAGGCAGAGAAATTGTTTGGGAAGGCAAAAATCGATAAGCGAGTAAGGGAGGCCTTAAAACAGCACCCGTTGATGACGGATGAGCAGCTTTTAGAGTTTGAAAAGGCGGTCTTGAAGATTGCTGCCCACGAGCGCGGCAACCGTAAAAAGGCACAGGATTTGTTAAAAATTTGTATTTTGCCGGAGAAGATGAGGAGAGGATTATGAGGAAGTGCAACGCCTGCGGGCAGATGAGGGATGAAAGTCATTTTACGCCAAAAGGCTATTATTGCCGGAATTGCATAGCGGAGATGTATAAGCTGAAGTTAAACGTTCCCGAATACCGAAAGTATCTGGCCAAGCAGACAAAAATCGAGAACACCTGCGGCGGGATTGTTGCCCGGTGGGTGAATTATGCCAAGCCCGGGGAAAGAAGATGGCAAATTGAAAACATCGCTGCCGGTATTTCTTATGCCGGCGACGACAGAAAAGAATTTCTGGCCGTATTACACAATCAACTGGCAGGGGAGTAGGGAAGATGGAGTGGATTAAAATACCTACGGCGGATATTTTATCCGGTAAATTTACCAATTTACAGATTGCGGCTCTGATAAAATATCAGGCTCTTTTTGCAAGTTTGGAAGAAGAACCGACGGGGCGTCAACTGGTCAAAAACTTTACGTCGACCGAACGTGCATTTCTCGCCGATCATATGTCGACGATACGTCAACGGGTTGTCGACGAAGTGTCGAAGGTTCAGAAAAAAAGAAAAAGTAATAAGATAACCTATTGTAAAAAAATAAAACAAGTTGATTTTCAGACGTCTGAAAGTCAACAGTTAAGTACGCAAACAGCGAAAAACGACGAATTAAAAGAAAATTCCCCCCACACCCCCCATAAAGAAAATATAAAAATATCTCCTGACGGAGATACAAAAAGTTTTTCCGATGAGTTTCTGAATTTCTGGAAATTTTATCCCAAGCAACGTGCCGGGAACAAGCAGAAGGCCTATGCTGCCTATTGCCGAGTCCTGAAAGAGAGGCGTGCCACAAGCCAGGAACTGCTGGCAAGCGTGAAAAAATACGCAGAAAGTAGCGAAGTTGCAAGAGGATTTGCCAAAGGGTGCGCCGCGTGGCTGAATGATGACCGTTTTGCGGTTGAGTACATACCGGAGGAAACAAGCGGTTACGTGTCGCCGGAGATACCTGTGTGCTGTAATTCCTCTTCCCGTTCCCCGGCATCTGCTTCGTCAAACGGTATGTACGATTGGTGGTCGGATGGAACACAGGAGAACAGGGTATGACCGAGGAGCAATTGAGAACAGACCGGGAGCGCGAGTTAATTTCCCGTTTGCTGAACAAACCGGAATTTCTGCCGCTGGTTTCAGATTCCGTTAAACCGGAATATTTTGCGGATGATTTTTGCCGCGAAGTCTTTGCCGAAATGCTCAAACAGGGTAAGTTTACCAGAGTTTCTTTGGAAAAAACAGGTTTAGATCGCCGACAGATGGTTCTGCTCGAGGGCGAAACGGTTACCTGTTGTACAACCCGGTATCAGATTGAAGCCGCCGCATGGATGGTTGTTGAACACTACAAGCAGGCGGAATTGCGGCGTTCAATGGCGGAAATGCAGAGTGACGGGAGCGTCGATTTGCAAAAGCTGCAGAGCCGCATTGCCGAGCTTAATTTGTTGAATCCGGAAAAGGCGGAAACGGAAAATCCGATTGAGGATGTGTTTGTTAAGGCTGACCGGTTATACCGCGGGGAAGCAGATCCGCGCAATCTGCCGACCGGGTTTGCTTCCATTGATCGCCGGATTGAAGGCGTGCAGAACTCCGAACTGGTGATTATCGGCGGGCGTCCGGGATCGGGAAAAACGACGATTGCCGTGAACATGGCGGTAAATCAGGCGCGGCAAAACAGGAAGATTTTGTTTTTCTCGCTCGAGATGGCGAAATCCGAACTGATAGAGCGGATTGTTATATCAATGACCGGCAACCGTGTTTCTCCGCGAATGTCTCCGGCGGAAATTAACCGCTGGCTTGAATGTGTCCGTTATGTCGAACGGTTGCCGTTGAGCATTAACGACAAGGCCGGGATGACGGTTGAAGGGATTTATTCGGCAGCGCTCAAGAAAAAGGACAGAGAGGGACTGGATGCCGTTTTTATTGATAATCTGAGTATTTTGAAATCGTCCAGAATTTTCAAAAGCCGTTACGAGGAAGTGAGCGAGATCAGCCGTCAGCTGAAGGTGATGGCTAAAGATTTGGATGTGCCGGTTGTTTGTCTGAGTCAGCTGAACCGTGCCCTGGAAGCGCGTACCATGAAAGCGCCCACTCTGGCGGATTTGCGAGACAGCGGAAGCATTGAGCAGGATGCGGACATGATCGCGTTTGTTTACCGGCCGGAATATCATCTGGCGCAAACTAAACCGGATAATCCAGGTTCCAGAGAGTTTATAAAGTGGCAGGGGGATATGGAAAATGTCAAAGGCAAGGGATTTTTCATCGTCGCAAAAAATCGACGCGGTGAGTTGGCTAATATCGAACTGAAGTTTAACGGTTATCAATACAGATTTACGGAGGCAGCATGACAAAAACGAAAGAAGATACTTTCAAACCTCTCGGGGAAGTTTTGGAAAATGTTTTGGAGAAAATTAAACCGGCGGGGCGGGTTGAAAAATATGTGTTGCCGGAAAAGTGTCGGGCGGATTTTGTGAAAGAAAACGGGGTTTACAGGAAACTTTCGACGATCGAACGGTACTGCCGTCGCGGGTATTTGTCAGTCGTCAAAGGATATACCGGCGAAGAACGCTGTGCGGCCGGCCGTAGGTTATACGCGGATTTTTATCGCGGTGGGCTAATTTCTGCGCGGGCGATAGATCCGTCGATCATAAGGGTTGACGGTGATGCTGGCGGTATTTGTGAAAATAAGGAATACTTCCGCAACTGTTATGACCGGGCGATCCGTGAAATACCTGCCGAATTTTATCCGGTCGTTCACCGTGTTTGTATCGAGGATGAGGATCTGGCTGCCGATGGGAACAATTATTGTAAATATAATTTGTTATTTGCCGATCGGCGCGATTTGTGCCGCGGTCTTGACCGGTTGATAAAATTTTATTTGAATAACCACTTGAAACTGTATTTTGATGACTTATCTAAACTTTCGTGTTAACAAAAATTTAACTTTTGGAGATGGAAAAATAATTGATTTCTCAGCCTTTTGTTGGGTTGTTTTTTTAGAAAGCGGCATCAATTGGAAGGTGTCGGGGGAGGTTGGGGTGAATTTACTCGGTAAATTTCATTATTAGATATTTTGGGTGTTAGTGTATATAAGGTTGTGGTATGATCATTTGCTAAGTGAATAAGTATAAATCTAGGATTACCGACCAGAGAATTCGCTAATATTTCTAGATGTTTGTTTTTATCCAGTTCTTTGTTCTTAAGATTTAGAGATGATATTGTTCCGGTAATAATGTCAGGATACTTAATTAAGCCATCAAATTGGAAATTATTATTTTCGTCTTCTAATGCATAACTTATTTTTACCGGGTTGGCTCTGCCTTTTAATAGAGAGCATTGCAGTATATTGACATAATGAAAAATAGCTCCTTCTGCCAAGTTGTTTAATGCGCCTCTGTCGGATACCCAATACACGCTTTTTGCATTATTTTTTATTACTAAAAATTCTATAAGATGGGAAACAATAAAACCGATTAAGTGAAAGTTTTTTACTAATTTTTTATTGAAACTTTTTTGATTCATATATTCAACTAACTTTTTAAGATGTTTGACAGTTGATTGGTTTTCAGGAACAGAAGTGTTGTTTTTAATGTATGTTTTTAAATTTTCTTGTATTTTTAAAAAATCCTTATCGTTGAAATTTAAATAATTTTTCTCTATTACAAAAGAAATTGTAAAAAAAAATTTGTCATCTCTTATTGTTTTTAAAACTTCATCTGGTACTTTTGTCAGTTGTTTTATATCTTTAAATTGTTTTCGGGATAAATAATCTCCAATATCCGAGGGGGAAGTAAATGGGCATATAGTAAAAGTTGCAGTAGGTGATGGTTTATTTTTATCAAATAAACAATAATCACTAAGAATATACCAGTGGTGTGGAACATATCGCATATGTAAAATCTCTTTTATCCCTTTTGTATATAACTTCCATAATTCTAAAAATTTTTTGTCTTGAGAAAAAAGGGTTTTATTATTCATATGACCGCCTTATTTTTACGTTTTTCTTTAGAATTATTATTTATTTCATCTAAAATGTAAAGAATATGAGAAAAAATAATAGTGAATTTATCTGCTCTTTTTTATAAATAAGCTTCTTTCATACTCCATTTGACTAATATTAATAATTAGTATATAAACAAAGCTGACTATCAAAAATAGCGGTGAGTATATGATGAAAAGAGTATTGGCTATCGTTTGCTTCTTTTTCTTCGTTTTTTTGTCTTTTGACTGTTTTGCGGTGTGGGTGAAAGGATATTACCGGAGAGACGGAACCTATGTGTCGCCGCATTACCGGTCGGCGCCGCGAAGCCGGGGCGGATATGGCGGCGGGTATTATGCATTGCCTGTCGCAG